ACTTAAAAATATGCTTGAAAAAGCAGAAATCCCTTTTGAGTTCTCTGAATTGTTTAGAGGGTATCATATTGTATATCCGAACAGTCAGTTTAAGGAATGTTCTGTTATAGAGCACGATTATAGTTATGGTAGAGAAAAAGATTTATTGGAGATTAAGGGCTTGATGACCAAAAAAGAAAAGAAAAAAGAAAAAGATGATGTACTTGGTTATCTTTCGGCAGAAGAAGTCTTTAATAGAATTAAAAAGAACTGGAAAAATTAAGGAAATATAGAGATGACTGAATTATAAGGTAATCTTGATAAACTTATCTCAAGAAAAGAGCGTGGAGTTCTTCACGGTTCAGGTTATGACAGATAATTTAGATTCTTATTCCTATAATATAATTATAGGATTATTTTAACGAGGTTTAAATATGGAACTTTACAGAAAATATCGTCCAAATAGTTTTGATGAAATTGTCGGAATGGAAACGACAATAAAAAGCCTTAAATCAGAACTTGAGAATGGTTCTCACGTATTTCTTTTCACTGGTCCAGCGGGTTGCGGAAAAACAACACTAGCAAGGATTGTAGCAAAAGAAGTTGGAGCAGGTGAATTGAGTATTCGTGAAATCAATTCTGCTGAAAATCGTGGAATTGATACGGCTAGGGAAATATTGGAACAGATGAGATATAACCCTAGCGATGGAAAAGCACTTGTATGGATTCTTGATGAAATGCATATGATAACTAATGCAGGACAAAACGCACTTCTTAAAGCATTGGAAGAAGTTCCTGAAACGGTTTATTTCTTTTTATGCACTACCAATCCTGAAAAATTGATAGCACCATTGAAAACAAGATGTTCAGAAATTGTGGTAAAACCTTTGAAAGATGAAGATATGGTATATCTTCTCAAAAGAACTGCAAGAAGTGAAAAAATTAAACTTGATGCAGAAATCTATGAAAGAATTGTTGAATTAGCAAAAGGTGGAAGTCGTAAAGCGTTGAAATTGCTGGCAAAAGTTCTTTATCTTGAAAATAAAGAAGATATGCTGGATGTTTTGAACTCTAATGCAGATAGTGAAGATAATCCTGAAACTATTGAATTTTGCAGAGCATTGATTAAGAAGTCTAGTTTATCAACTTTAATGAATTTATTAAGTAAAATTGACTTGAGTGATGCTGAAAAAGTAAGACAATCGGTTATGGGTTATTGTAACGCTTGCATTTTAAAAGGTAGTCCATCACCTGAAATTGTAGCAACTATGCAAGCGTTCAGTAATGCTGATACATATAAGAATGGAAAATTTGCAATTACGGTAGCAATTCTTGACCGTTCGGATATGCTTGAAGATTAAAAAATAATTTATATTTTGTAAAAAATTATTTTTAGTTCCTATAATAATATATATGGAGGATATATGACAAAAGCAGAAACAATGGCCAAACAAGATGAAAATGATTTTCATAATGATTTGAAAATCAATAAGTTTAGACTTGATGAAGAATGTCTATCTCATAGTGGTAGATATGCTTATTATTCTGAAGCACAAGCAATTGCTAAATCTAATGTTTCAAAACAGAAAGATAATCTTGAACTTATAACATCTGAGGCGAATATTAGAATTAGGAAAGAAAAAGCGGAATCAGGCGAAAAAGTTACTGAATCGCTAATTTCTTCTTATCTTGTTATGGATAAAGAAGTTCAAAAAGCAAAATCAGAACTTAGAGAGGCTGAGGAAATTTACGCTAGATTATCTGTTGCAGTTTCAGCAATGGAAACTAGAAGAAGCGAATTGGATAACCTTGTTAAACTTTATTGTGCAGGTTATTTTTCAACTGTAAATTCAAATGAAAGAAAAGACTCAAGCAACCAAGCATCTATGGAAGCAAGAAAAAATCTTAATAAATAGGAGTTATATTATGATGAACAAAAAATCAACAATGATGAAACGCTATCAGCAGTCTTATGAAACAAAAGATTCTGGAGCAGGTTCAAAAAAAGGTGTTATGAATTGGAAAAAAGTTGATGGAGAAATTTCCTTTTTCTCTCCAGTTGAAGGAAGAAATCGCATAAACATCATTCCTTATGTAATCAAAACAAAGAATCATCCGCTTGTAAAGCGTGGAGAATTTGAAATTGGCGATAAAGATTATGTTATGGATATTTTCGTTCATCGTGGAGTTGGTCCTACTGAAGCGAGTGTTCTATGTTTGAAGAACACTTACGGAAAACCTTGTCCGATTTGTGAACAGATGGCGGTTCTGAACAAGCAGGGTAAAGAAGAAGAATCTAAAGCACTTAAAGCTCAGCGTAGAGTTTTCTATAATATTCAGGATTTGAGAGATGAAGGAAAAGTAAAGGTTTTTGAAACTTCTCATTTCTTGTTTGAGAAAGAATTGATTGATGAAGCAAGGGATGATGAAGACGGTGGATTCATTGATTTTGCTGATGAAGACGAAGGAAAAGAAATTAAGTTCCGTGCAAGTGAAGTTTCATTCGCTGGTCGTAAATATAAGGAATTTAAATCCTTCAGTTTTGAGGATAGGGAAGAGCCTTTGAGTAAAGAAGTTTTGAAACAGGCGATTTCATTTGATGAAATTATGGAAATTCCGACTTATGAAGAAGTTGAAAAGATTTTCTATGGTGTTGATGAAGAAGATGAAAAATCTGAAAAGAAATCTAAAACTGTAGAAAATGATGACGAAGAAAATGAAGATGATGAAGTTTCAAAAAAATCTTCTAAAGAACAGGATGAAGATGACGATGAAGAAAAGTCTATAAAGAAATCAAAACCTGTTGATAACGATGAAGATAAAGAAAAGCCTGAAGAAACTAAAAAATCTTGCAATAAAAATTGCGGTGAATGTCCGTTCGGTCATAAGTTCGGAAAAGATACTGATGAATTTGATGATTGCGATGATTGCGATGTGTGGGATAAATGCGTAAAAGCAGGTGATTAAATGTAAATTATCTGTAGGATGAAAAAATATTATCCTACAGATAATATTAAAAAAGGTGATGGTGATGATACATATTTCAGAATTGATGAGAAAATGTGAAGAAGAAGGAATTAAAATTACCAAAATGGGTCTTTATATTTCGGGTAAGAAATATGGATTTATTTATGAAGATGAAAAGAATAAAACTAAAGAATTTGATAAAGAAAAATTCTTAAAGTGGATTGAACTTACCAAAGAAAAAGCGCCTGAAAATTGGCTTACCGTTAAGCAACTATCAGAGAAAATGAATATAAGCATATCTCAAGCATATATTCTAATTAAAGATGAAGATTCAGGTGCTAGAACATTTGGAACGAATGGAGTTATGTATGTTGACCCCTCAAGAATTGAAAAAATTATCGCTAAGCGTGGTAACAGGTATGAATTATAATGGTGGTGAAAAAATGAATACTATTTATTTCAAAACTGGTTGTAAATTGTTCGATATGGTAATTGGTGGGAATAAGGGTGTAGAAGGCTCTCCAAGTGGAAGATTTATAAATATAGTTGGTGATAAAAG